GGTGTGTACCACCCTGTTCTGACCGAGGCCGTGATCCGGTTTCAGGCCCAGACCATCATGGAGGTGTTCCCCTCTGGTGGGCCGGTCAAGACCAAGATTGTGGGCAAGGCTAGTGAGGAGCTTCTCAAGCAGGCGAACCGCGTGCAGGAGGAGATGAACTACGTTGTCACCGAGAAGATGCCGGATTACCGCTCGGAAACGGAGCAGTTGCTGTTCCGCTTGCCTCTTGCGGGGTCTGCATTTAGGAAGGTTTATTTCGACCCCGTAGAGAAGCGCCCCGCAGCCGTCTTTGTTCCGGCGGAAGATTTCGTTGTTGCCTACGGCACGACCGATCTCAATGCCTGCCCGCGCTACACCCATGTCACGCGCATGTACCCGAACGAGCTTCGGAAGCTACAGGTGAGCGGGTTTTACAAGGATATTGAAGTTCCAACCCCGTCGCCCGATTATTCGACGCTCCAAAAGAAGTACGACAAGGTAAAGGGTGAGAGCCCGTCCGTCACTGATGATGACCGGCACACCATCCTTGAGATGTGCGTCGATCTTGATCTGCCGGGGTTCGAAAATCCCGATGGCATTGAGCTGCCGTATGTCGTGACGATTGAGAAGTCCAGCCGGGAGGTTCTTTCGATCCGCCGCAATTGGCGTCAGGGCGACACGGCGTTCAAGAAGCGTCAGTATTTCGTGCATTACCAGTATCTGCCCGGACTTGGCTTCTACGGCACCGGCCTTATTCATTTGATTGGCGGTATTGCCAAGAGCGCCACGTCGATCCTGAGGCAGTTGGTTGATGCAGGCACTCTCTCTAATCTGCCCGGTGGCCTCAAGGCGCGTGGTCTGAGAATTAAGGGCGATGACACGCCGATCATGCCGGGTGAGTTCCGTGATGTCGATGTGGCGTCAGGATCTATCCGCGATTCGATCACCTTCCTGCCTTATAAAGAGCCGTCTAGTGTTCTGTATCAGCTTCTCGGCAACCTCGTTGATGAGGGTCGGAGGATTGGTTCCATCGCTGAGATGGATGTTGGCGAATCAAACCCCGAAGCCCCCGTAGGCACCACGCTGGCCCTTCTTGAGCGCAGCTTGAAGGTTATGAGTGCGGTTCAAGCCCGCGTCCACGATTCGCTCGGCAAGGAATTCCGCCTTATCGCGGATGTGATCAAGGATCACATGGGGCCGGAATACGAGTATGTGAACTTCGGCGACGGGGAGCAGCCGACCACCCGCACGCAGGATTTTGATGATCGGGTGGATATCATCCCCGTGTCTGATCCAAATGCGTCAACAATGGCACTGCGCGTCATGCAGATGCAGAGCGCCATTCAGTTGGCTCAGCAGGCACCTCCCGGAATGTATAATGTTGAGGTTCTGCACAAGCAGATGCTCCACGCCTTGAATGTCAGGGATGTGGATTTGATCATCCCCGGACAGGCTGCTGCACAATCTATGGACCCCGTAACCGAGAACATGATGGTCATGTCGGGTAAGCCGATCACGGTGTTCATGGAGCAGGATCACGACAGTCATATCGCCGTGCATACGGCATTTATGAACGACCCCGTGTATCTCCAGTTTGTCTCCCAGAGCCCCAACGCACAGACATTTGTCGCGGCGGTGCAGTCACACCTTGCGGAGCATTATGCCTACAGCTACCGCCGTCAGATCGAGTTCAAGCTGGGTGTCAGCCTGCCGCAGATCGGCCAGAAACTGCCGCCTGATGTTGAGAACGACATCGCCAAGCTTTCTGCCGTGGCTGCCGCCCGTGTTCTTGAGCAGCACAAGACTGAGGACGCCGAAGCCAAAAAGCAGCAGGAAGAGAACGATCCGCTGACTGTCATGCAGAGGAAGGAACTTGAAATCAAGGAACGTGCCGTCGAAATCAAGGAGCTTGAGGCGAAAGCAGATGCGGAGTTCAAGGCCGACAAGATCGAGTTGGAAAAGGCTAAAGTTATCGGCCAGACGATTAAATCTGTTACAGAGAGATTCCGATGACTGAACTTGATGTAATCCGCCAGAAGATCCGCCAGCGGCTGAATGAATTCGCTGACGATCTGGCCTCCGGGTGTGCCACTGATTATAGCCAGTACAAGTACCTCACGGGTATCATTGCGGGTCTGGCTTTGGTGGAGCGGGATATCCTTGATCTGATGGAGGTTCGGGAGAACGCGGAGTGATTTTGGCTAGTGCTTTCCTTCATTGTATGATTCAATTACATCATGAACTTGATGCAATCGCCTCCGGGCGCAAACAACGTGAAGGACACGCATGTACGCTGAAGCCAAGCTGTCGCAGGGCATTCTTGATAAGCTGCCGGTGCCGAAGGGCTACCGGATTCTGATCTCGGTTCCCGAGATCGAGGAGAAGACGAAGGGGGGAATCATTCGACCTGACTCCCTCAAGACCAAGGAAGAGACCGCCAGCATCGTTGGTCAGGTTCTTGAGCTTGGTCCGGACTGTTATCGGGATCCCGACCGATTCCCTAACGGCCCGTATTGCAAGGAGGGTGATTGGATCATGTTCCGGGCTTATTCCGGCACGCGATTCCGCATTGAAGGCAAGGAGTTCCGCCTTCTGAATGATGACGTGATTGAGGCCACGCTTGCCGGTCCCGAAGGAATCGAACGGGCATGAGCGAGGATCTTGAAACCGAAATCCCGTCCGGTGCAGACGAGGGTGCTGCATCCGACGAACTTCAGATCGAGGTGGTAGATGACACCCCGGCTGAAGACAAAGGCCGACCCCGCCGTACTGGTGAGCCGGATCTTCCCGAGGAAGACGAGGTAGCCCAGTACAGCGACAAGGTCAAGAAGCGCATCAGCCGCCTGAAGTATGAGTTCCACGAGGAACGTCGTGCCAAGGAGGAACTGGAGCGTCAACAGCAGGCACTCGCTGATTATGCCAAGCGCGTCATCAGTGAGAATGCCAACCTCAAGAAGGCGCTGCATTCTGGTCAGAGCATCATTGCTGACCAGATGCAGAACCGAGTTGAGACCGAGCTTCAGATGGCTCAGCGGAAGCTGAAGGAAGCTGTTGAACTCGGAGACATCGACAAACAGGTCGAGGCGCATAAGGATATCGCCCGCCTGACCGTCGAGGCGGACAAGGTCAAGGGCTTTAGGCCCATGCAGATTGAGGAGCCGGAAGAGCCGGAGTTCCCTCAGTATGTGCAGCAGACCCCGCCGCCGCAGCCCGACGAGAAGACTCTGTCTTGGGCGAAGAAGAATACGTGGTTTGGGCGTGATCGCGAGATGACCGATTATGCCCGCCACATTCATGACCGGTTGGTTGTATTCGACCGTGTAGATCCCAATACCGACGAGTATTGGAACAAGCTGGATAAGGAAATCCGCAAGCGGTATCCTCATCTGGCATCTGATGAGGAGGTGGAGGATAGCAAGCCGCCTCAGCAGAAGCAGGGTGTCGTGGTCGCCCCCGTAAAGCGAAACACAACTCCACCACGCAAAGTTCAGCTATCCGCGTCCGAGGTCGCCATCGCTAAGCGTCTCGGTCTTACAATCGAGCAGTACGCTGCCGAGAAACTGAGGTCCATGAATGGATAAGCGCACCCCTCGCGAAAGCGAAAACCGCGAAGCTACTTCGCGCAAGAAGTCTTGGGCACCGCCCACTCTGCTTCCCGAGCCTGAAAAGAAGGACGGCTGGCGCTACCGGTGGATCCGAACCTCCACCCTGAACAGCCACGATAACACGAACGTGTCATCGAAGTTCCGTCAGGGGTGGGAGCCCGTGCGAGCCGAAGAGCATCCCGAGATCACGGTCCTCCGCGACCGCAACAGCGATTTCAAAGACAATCTTGAAGTTGGTGGCCTTTTGCTGTGCAAGGCCCCGGAAGAGGTCATGCAGGACCGCGATGCCTATTATCGCGATGTCGCTCATAGCCAGATGGTTTCCGTTGAGAACAACTTCATGCGAGAAAACGATCCGCGTATGCCGCTCTCCAAGCCGGAGATCTCCACGCGGGTTACATTTGGCAAAGGACGCGGTTAAGCGTCTAAATCAAGGTGATATAACATGGCTTCTGTAGCAGCCCCGTATGGCCTGCGCCCTGTTAATCTGATCGGCGGGCAGCCCTATGCTGGCTCCACCCGCATGTTCCGGATTGCAAATGCGTATGCCGCTAATATCTTCTACGGTCAGCCCGTCTCGTCCAACGGCAACGGCTTTATTCAGGCCGATACCTCCACCACCGCTCTCCCCGCGACTGGTGTTGTTGGCGTGTTCATGGGTTGCACCTACACCGATCCGAATCTTCGCGTGAAGGTGTTCCGTCAGTCTTGGCCGACCGGCACGATTGCCACCGACGCCGAGGCTTACGTGGTCGATGACCCGGATGTTGTCATGCAGGCTCAGGCCGATGGCGTCATCTCTCAGGCCGATCTCGGTCTCAACATCGGTCTCGGCACCTCCTCTGGTAGCACGGCGACCGGTAATTCCACCACCCCGCTGAGCAATGCCAGCAAGGCTGCGACCGCCACGCTTCCGCTGCGAATCGTTGGTTTCGTTGACGGTCCCGACTCCGCTGTTGGCGATGCCTTCACGGACGTGTTGGTCAAGTGGAACATGCCCTCTACGAACGGCACTGCCATCATCGGCGGTCATTCGTACATGAACCCGCTCGGCGTGTAATAGGAGAATATAGAAAATGGCTATTTCACGCGCACAACTCCTCAAGGAACTGCTGCCGGGTCTTAACGCCCTGTTCGGTCTTGAGTACAAGAAGTACGAAAACGAGCATGAGGCGATCTACGAGACCGAGACCTCCGAGCGTTCGTTCGAAGAGGAGCTGAAGCTCTCGGGCTTCGGCACCGCTCCGGTCAAGTCGGAAGGCGCTGCCATCCGGTACGACAACGCTCAGGAAGCTTGGACGGCTCGTTACAACCACGAGACCATCGCTATGGGCTTCTCCATCACCGAGGAGGCGATGGAAGATAACCTGTACGACTCGCTGTCCTCGCGCTACACGAAGGCCCTCGCTCGCTCGATGGCCTATACGAAACAGGTTAAGGCGGCTTATCCGCTGAACAACGGCTTCTCGGGTGGTGCCTTCCTTACGGGTGACGGCGTCACGCTGTTCAATACCGCGCATCCTCTGGTGTCCGGTGGCACGAACAGCAACACGCAGTCCACGCCTGCCGATCTGAACGAGACCTCGCTTGAGG